TAAAAAATAATTCAATAAAACCCAAATGTACAAATAATAAAAATTATCTTAACTACTTTTATTTGAAGAATAAAGATAGTATATTTCAAAAAATATTTAATATTTCAGCTAAAGAAAGTATTACAGAAAAAGATAATATAATGATTAAATATACTTACAATATAAAAAATTATTTAGTACATCAAATGCTTAGACTATTCATGAATATTAAAAATAAAGAATTTATAAATTCTATTACTGTAGAAATGAATAATAATACTGATTTAAGTAATTTTATATATTTACTAATAGAGGAATATGATATTTTATCAGTAAGAAAACTATTAAAAAAAAATGAACTATTATTTATAATGAATTTAATAACAAATTATATATTATATAATAACACATTTCATCCTAGTGAAGTTATACAATTTTTAGAAAATACTAATAATAATATAAAAATATTACCTTATGAGTTTAACTTGAATACTTCTAAAAAAACAAACTTAGAAAATCTAATAAAATATATAAAACTTGAATCTAAAGGTTATGATTTAAAAATAGATTTTAAAAATATTACCGAGAAACAAACAATAATACAAACAGAATATGACTTTTTTATTTTTATAACAGATACTAAACTAGATTATACAAATATTTTATGGACTATGAAAGAAATGGGATTACTATATACTATGATTTTTAATAATCTAAATAAATATACAATTGTAAGAGCTCCTAGTATAGATCCTATGGGATGTGTAAAATATTTAAATGCACAAAGTGGTAAAGGTTTAAAATATTCATTAATATCTTTAAAAAGTAATATAACAAAAATAAATATTTAATTTTGCATATTATTGAATTTGTTTAATATATATTTAACTTTATCTGTTATATATTCTTCTTTTAAAAGCCAAGCAAGAATATCTCTTTTTTGATTAAAAGAAATGTTAAATTTTATTTCAGGATTTTCCAATTCTTCTTCAATATATTTTCTGCTATCATTAGATTCTTTGCATATTTCAATAAGTTGAATATTTTTATATCTTAACTTTTTTATTACTTTTGTATTTTTTTCAATATTTAAATTTAATTCTTCTTTTAGATCTATAGAACATCTTAAATTATTTTCATATTTAATTTTATACTTTTGCAATTCTATTAGATTTTTATTAACAGTAATATTTGCTTTCTCTAATTGAATAAATGATGTTTCTATAAAATTAATTATTTTAATGAAATTAATCATATATATTTTTAATATATCAATATTAAAATCCATTTAATACTTTAAATTAATTAGTAAAAAACAAAGATATAGGTTTATCACTATAATAACTAATATAGTTCATTCCTAAATTTATTAAATAAACTTCTTTTTTATTTTTTACATTAATTATATCTTCATTGTTATCATCTTTTTCAAGATCTTCTTTATGAGTACCATTAGACATATTATATTGATGATTAAAATAAACAGGATCTACTAATTTTATATTTTTGTAAGAATTATTATTAATATCCAATTCAGCATTTATTGGTTTATTGTCTTTTAATAATATACATGATTTTGAAAAATTGTTAAATGTATCTTTATTAATAAGATAAAGAATATCATTATCGACATTTATTACCTTCATTTATAAATAATTCTAAAATAAAAAACATAAAAAATTATCATAAAAAAAATAAAACCTATGTATATCAACTTTTATAAAATATTTTAAAATTTATTAATGACAAAAAAAACTCAAAAAAATTCCACTACATATACAAGCCAATCCAGTATAGATAATTTAAATATTATAGAAACTGAAACTACATCTTCTTCGATTAATAATAAAAAAACTAACGTTAAAAAAACTGAAATAATGGAAACCCCCACTAGTAATTTTATTTATAAAACTATAAAATTAGATATTGGTGATCCATTTCCTTCTTCGATTAACAATTTTGATTTAAGTAAGTCAATTGATAAAAACGTAACTAAATATAATAAAAAGATGATGAAAAAGATTGAAAAAATAAAAAAAGAAATTGAAAAAATTATTTCAAAAAATTATAAATCTGATCAATCACTTAATAAATTTAATAAGTTTAATATTAAAAATAATACATTAGAAAATCGTATTTATTATTTAATTAATATTTATATGGATCAAGTAAATTCTTATATTACAAAATATATTACAAAATTAAATAATTTTATATTTGTAATTGAAGCAAAAGGATTTACCAATGGAATTCAATATAGGAATAAAAATAATAAAAGTTATGTTAATATAATTAGTAATTTTAAAGATGATCTAATATTATTATCAAATAAGATAAACGCATTATATACACAGGCCGAAATTAATTTTGCTAGTAGTATCGTATACAATACAGCTAATAATGAGGGAAATATAGGATACGCTTTGAAAAAAATTACAAATAATAAAAAAAATTATATTTCTTTGACTGAATCAATAATTAAACTATCTCTTTGTTATGCTATTAAGAGTGATCCAAATGCATTTACAGATACCAATGATATTATTGAAGAAAAATATAGAAAAAGTTATATTAAATCACTAACTGAATATGTTGATAAAATAAGAATGTTACTTCTTGATATTTAGATTTTATATAAAATATTAATATATTATCATAAAAAGATATTAGCTATAATAATAATAAATATTGAAATACTTTATTATTTTTTATTAAATGCATAACAATACCAAACTTTTTGTATTACATTCAGATTTTTTAAAATGTGGTCTCACAGAAAAAAAGCAAACACATCTATTTTATTCATATTTTGTTAAATTTAATAAAACAGTTTATTTAGATCCTGAAAAATTTTTATATAATATTAATGGCTATTATTTAGACAAGATTACAAAGACGATGGATGAAGACACTAAATATTACTATTCACCTATTCCTTTGTCTTTATTAAAAAGTATATATAAAGAATTAAATTATACTGATATAGAAAATGAAGATTCCAAAACTATAAAAAAAAATATAGTAGATAGATTAATAAAAGATAAATATACTAAAAATAAATTATTAGCAAATATTAAAAATCCTAGAACATTAACAAAAATTAAAAATTTATTTAAACCTTATTGTACATCAAAAATAATATGTTTTAGTGATTTTAGTGAACATATTGTTAGAAATAATGATTTAGAAACTTTTCAAGATAAAAAAGATACAAATAGTCACGAAGGAATATGGCTTAGTAACAAATCTTTATTAGAGTTTATTTGTCCATTTATAGAAAATAGTAATTTTCATTATATAGGTGTTATTCATTTAAAAGATTTTGATAATATAAAGTATGAACAAATGGCTGATATGTACTCTAGACATAAAATAAAAAGTAGATTAGAATCTATAATTAAAAATACTAAACAAAGATATATTATAGCTTTAGTATCATCAAATTCTCATTGGTCATCTTTATGTTATGATAAAGAAAAAGAATATTTATATTATTTTAATTCAAATGGTAATCTACCTATTTCATATCAATATCATAGTAATTATTATTTTTATTGCTTTATTAATCAATATATTAAAAATAAAACATGCTATTTAAGTACTACCAATAGATATTATAAACCTATTGAATTAGTATTGGATACATTTAAAGCTAAACAAGTATTTCTTAATTTAAATATTTCTCAATTATATTCTGGATTCTGCGGAATTTTTAGTATTATTTTTATATTGTTAAACATTATATATCCTATAACTGTAAGTTCTGATATCAAAAAAATATATTCTTTTTTTAGATTCAAAAGTGATTTTTCTATGTCATTGTATAGAAAAATGTTTTTTAATAATTCTAACGATTCTTCATTATTATTTGAAAAGAATAATGAAGAAGAATATGATAATTTAAAATTATTATCTGAATTATAAAAACATAAAAAGTATTTCAAATAAAAAAATATATAGCTGTGATATAATATAAAAATTTAATATGATTGATATGCTGGGAATCAAACCGAGTTTCGGTGATTTTAATTTTGATTCTATAATTTCTAAATTAAATTTAAATGCAACTTTAATGAGTTTTAATAATCTGTCAACTGAATTAGATATAATTTTAAAAGATTCGAATTATACTTTATCAAAGATAAATGTATTTTTGAATGATGCAAATTACATATATGAATGTATTAAATATTATAGTTCTATTATTATTATGATTATTTGTTTAATTATAATATTCGCTATTATCTATTCTTTATTAATTTGTTCTATTCCATTTATTTTATATTTTGGAACATTTAATGTTAAAATGAATAATAAGCCCAAGAATAGTTGTTATAAAAAATTATACAATAAAAATAAAAATATCAAAACTTCTGATAATGATTTTAATGAATGTGAAACAGATCTTGAAAGTTTACATTCAAGTTTAAATTAATCTTATAAATAAATAAACTTTAAAAAATTATTTTCTTATAAATAATAAATATGTTTTCTGTTTACTTCAAATCATTGTATGAACAAGATATTATAGATATTAAATATTATAATATTTTTATAAAATATAAAGACATAATAGATAAAGCAATAAATTACAATAAAAATAATCTATTTACTAAAGCTGCGTTAACTAAATTAAAAAGTATTTATTTAATACAAAATGAAGATCCTCAATATATGTTTATGAGAACAGCTATACAAGTTGGTAATAATATAATAGAGATATTAGACATATATAATGAATTGAGTAATCATAATTTTATTTTTTCTTCACCTACATTAATTAATGCATGTAAAGTCAAAAATCAATTGGCTTCGTGTTTTCTTATTGATACAGAAAATAATATAACAGACTTTATACAAAATATATTTGATATAACTAATATAGCAGAATTAAATGCAGGAATAGGTTTGAATATATCTAAATTAAGTAATATAACAAAGCATTTGCAAATATTAAATAATATGGCACAATTAATGAAAGAGAAAAAAATATCTATTTACATAGAACCACATCATTATCAAATAGTTGAGATAATAGAATCTCAATTACATAGTAAAGATTTGTCAACATATTTGTCATTAGCTTTATATGTTAGTGATTTATTTTATAAGACTGTTGATGTTGATGGTATATGGTATTTATTTAATCCAGATGAATGTCCAGATTTATTTAATACATATGGTATAGAATTTGAAATGCTTTATAAAAAATATGTTAATGAAAAAAAATATCATTCATTTATTAATGCTATTGAATTAATGACTATATGGACTAGAGTAAGAATACAAACAGGCAAACCATATATTACATTTAAAGATACTACTAATATATATAATAATCAAAATAATCTAGGTTATATTAAATCACTTAATCTATGTGCAGAAATAATTACATATAGTAGTGATAAAGAAATAGGTGTCTGCAATCTAATGAATATAAATTTATCTAATCTAGTAAATAATAATAATTTTGATTTTTATAGATTAAAAGAACTTACTAAAAAATGTGTAAGATATTTAAATAATGTAATAGATAAAACATATTATACTAATAATAAAACCAGATATAGTAATTTTAAAAATAGACCTATAGGTATAGGTATACAAGGACTGGCAGATTGTTTTATAAAATTAAATCAACCATTTATTTCTAAAAAATCAAGAATACTTAATAAAGAAATAATGAGAACTATATATATTAGTGCGATTGAAGAATCTAATTATTTAGCAAAAATATATGGTCGCTATGATTCATATAAGAATTGCTTATATGATAAAGAAGAATATTTTAAATTAAATAATATTATTGTTAGTAGAAAATTAAAAAATTCAATAAGAGAATATGGTTTGAGAAATAGTTTATTAATAGCTTTAATGCCTACATTATCTGTATCTCATATTCTTTCTAATAGTGAATGTTTTGAACCACTAAAAAAATTATATACAAAATATAATGACATGGCTGGTGAAGTGATAATATTTAATAGATTATTAAAAAAAAAACTAAAACAAGTTAATCTATATAATGAACATATTATTAATCAAATCATATTAAATAAAGGTAGTATACAAAATATACCAGAAATTCCAAATAATATAAAAAAATTATTTTTAATAGCAAAAGAAATTAATCAAAAAGATTTAATAGATTATGCGATAGATAGACAAAAATATGTTGATCAATCACAATCATTAAATCTTTATTTTAGTACAAATGATTTTAATGAAATAGCTAGATTAGAATGTTATGCATGGAAAAATAAATTAAAAACTGGTGCTTATTATACAGAATGTAGTCCAGAAATTATTGCATCTACTGTTGCTGTAGAATCTAAAAATAAACAGACAGAAATTTTTATATGTAGTAAAGAAAATAAAGAATGTATAGCATGTCAATAATTTATGTTAAATGTCTTAATTGAGATTTAATTCCTTGTGTGGGAATATATTGATTATATAATAAATAATGTGGATTTTCAAAATATTCACTTTCTATTAATTTATATTGTAATGAATATTTATATTCTTTAGGAATATCTCTATTTATTATTACTAACATTTTATTTAATTCTTGTTTAGACAAAACACTAAAATCTTGAAAAGAACTATTAGCAGTAAAATCAAAACATATAATATCTTTATAAATATCATTCATAGCCATTTCGGTTTGATTGTTATTCAATATCATAAATATATCTATATTATCTTTATCATTTTTTTCTAAAGAATCTTTATTATCATATTTTTTATATCCTATATAGAATGATATACTTTTAATTTTTTTAAAATATGAATCAGCAGAATATTCTATATTTGGATTTTTAAATAATTTATATTTAATATATTTTTGTCCTATAATTTCTTGAGTATTATGTTCAGAATATAACTTCCAATCATGCTTACTTATTACTAACGTATTAAGATTAGTAGATTGTCTAAATAGATAATGAGCTTTAATAGCTACATACTTAAATATATTCTTTATAACATGCGGACCTAAATCAGTCATTGTATAAAGTTAAAAATTAAATTTTAAATGAATGTTAATTATAATCCTATATTTATATTACCAGAATTTAATCTAACAAAAAAGATATCTGGATTCTTTAAATTACTGATAATATTTCAGATAGCTTCAATTATTATAATAATTATTATATTTTATCCTATGGAAGTTATATTTTTATTTAATTTATTATTTAATAATTATTCACTTTCCAATAGAGAAAAAATAGCAATAGATGAATTCAAACAATCAATTGATAATATTAGCAATGCTACATTATCATGCAATAATCAAAATAAATTAATAATTAATAATAATATACTAGCAAAGGATATAAATAATTTAGATATTATTTGTACACCACAAATAAAAAATCTTTATTCAATTTAATTCTTTGACTAATCTATAGTAATTTGGAATATGAATAATATCAACAATTTTACTTTCTAAAGTTTTTTCATCATATGTTGAGCATTCAATGTAAAAATTATTTACATGATTATTAGCAATTATGAATCTAGAATTTTGATCGTTATACTTATATTTACCAAAATATAAAGTTTTGTCTGATACTAGTGGATTATATATTTTATGAACAATATATCTTTTAGCATTTGGATTTTTAAATTTAATAAAATATAAAGGAATATTGGGATCTAATTTCATTTTAATTTTAATATCAGTTTTTAATTCTACAGGTAGTTGAGGTTTAGTAACAATTTCTGATACTGGATCTTGTGGTAATTTTTGATTTTCCATTGTATTTTATTTAATAAGATAAAAAAAGAATAAATTAATTTCATAAAATCCAAAAGATATAAAGAGCAATTTTTAAAAAATGGAGAAGATAGTTTCATGTAAGTTACAAAAAGAAAATATACCTGATCTACAAATAAATTATGGTAAAGCATTTTATACATTTTATTATGGAGGACAATATAATTATGATTATCCAGTTATATATGATATACATAGACATCCTGCAGAAAGAATTAGTTTATTTTATAATGATTTAGACTTGCGATCTAATGATGATATATTAAAATTTAAAAATAATGATACTTATATATTAAATCTTAATTATACATCATTTGTTATAGATGATAAAATTAAAGAAGCTAAGTCTAATAATAGAATTATTTCTAATAATTTAAGTACTAAGAATAATTTAAATCTTAATATGTTTGCATTAAGTTATTTCTTTAAATATACTAAAGAAAAAAACTTATTAATTAAATTTAGTAGTTGCATTCATAATCTTGTGCCTCAATTAATATATTTATATAAATCTTGTTTTGAAGAATCGGAAATATTTAAACTATATGATGATAATAGAATGAAAGATTCAATTTTATTTTTTGGACAAAAAGTAATTGTAGATAGAGTAAAAACTATTAAAAATAAATTAAAAGAAATATTAAAAATAAATAGAGAAGATGAAATTGATTATAAAAAAGAAATTAATTGCATTTTAAAACCTGAGTTAAATATTTATGTTCATTCTAAAGATCCTGATAATCCATTTTATTCTTTTTTAATAAATCAATATCACCCTTTTATTACTGCTATTAGATATGATGTATATATTAATTTAAATTTATTTAGTAAGAGTCTTTCTGATATTAATAAAAATATAAGTAATAAATATCAAAAAGAATTAAAAGAAAGATTAAAAAATAATTCAATACAAATTAAAAAAATAGAAAATGAATAAAAATAAAATAAATACTTTTTATATCAAAAGTAATAATGGTTTAATAACTTTATCTGAAGAATACAATAAGAAATTTGCTGATAAATATATAAGCAAGTTAATTATAAAAGTTACATACAAAACTAAAATTATAGAAGAATTATATAGAATAACAGAAATACAATCTGCAATAACATATTTTAATATATTAGATATCCACTCTACACATTTTAAAAATAAAAGATTAAATAGAGAAAATATAATAAATTATATATTACCTCCTATCATAGAATTAAATGATAGCAAATTAACTGTTTATTTAGAAAATTATTGGAAATTAAGTAAGGCTAAAAAAATAAAAGAAATTACTACAAATACTATTATAGAAGATGAGTATCAGGATGATACCATAATTGAAAAAGATAAAAGTTTTGTATTTTATATTTCTAAACTAACTCCAAAATTTATTTCTTTATATAATTATCCAATAGATACAAGTATAATAATTATGGATAATTTAGATAATAAATTAATATTAAATAATATTAATAGAAAAACTAAAAATTTTCATATATGTAGAAAATATCACAATGGAAAAATTATACCATATTTAGATGAAGATCATTTAATTGGTTATACTGATTTTACAGAATCTGAAATTAAGGATGCTTATGAATATAATATAGAATTAAATCTTAATCATCCATACAATTCAGAGTTAGAAAAACAATTTATTAAAGAAACTAATAATTTTATAGAGTTATAATAAAAGTATCTATTAAAAAATTATTTTACAAACCATCTAAAAAATTTATATTTATGAGAAGATTCATTTTTATTTTTTATAATATTTAAAAGTTTTTTATATTCTTCACTTGCTATATTGTTTTTAATCAATATTTCATATTCTTCTTTATTTTTAAGAAAGTATAAATGCTTAGTAATTTTGCTTTTTAATTTACTATCTATAAACGAAATATATATATTATCATTGATTGCTTCACAACCTATTTTATTTTTGTTAATATATTTTTTTTCTTTATTATACTTTCCTGTATTTTCATTATATTCTAATATATATTCTACTTTTAATAATTTATTATTATGCACTTCAAAATCATTATAAAGAAATTTAATATAATGTTCTTCTGATTTTAATTTTTTATATTTCATTTAGTTTACAATATTTTATATTTATTAAAAAATAAATAAATGGCATACGTTTATTATCAGCAAATGATAAATAGATATATTAACAAATTAAATAATATAGGTTCTTCTTCAGTTAATTGCACTATTTTTATTGGAAGCATAACTGGATTTTTTGGAAAAAATTGTAATATTAATATTATTAATTCTTGTTTAAATAATCAAGATGTAATTAATTCTTTACTTTTAACATCATTGGCAGAAACTTTAGAAACTATTGTAGAACCTGCATTAAAAGAATCAATATTAAATATTTTAGGAATACAAAGTATAGAAAATATTACTACATCTTTATTTCAAACTCAATGTAATGCATTATCCTTAATTAATAATAATATTAGTATATTACAATTAAATTTTTCTACATGCATTGCTAATGAACCTATTACTTTAGAATTTATTAATACTGGTAATGCTATGGCTTCCTGTGGATTAAGTTCTATTTTAAATGCTTTTATAACAGCAGATTCTAATAACAATATTGAATCAAAATCTATAATAAATACTACATATATAATATATATTATATTAAGTCTTTTTATAGCAACTTCTTTATTATTAATTTTATTACATTATAAAAATAAACAAAGTGTAATATATATAATGGATTATAAAAAAAAGGATAATACAAACTTGAATAATTTAATAGCTGAAATGAAATCATATATTACTTAATAATGATTCATATGAATCAATTTTAAAATTTAATATTATATATAAAATACGTTCATAAATCAATAAATAATTATATGCTATATTTCTTCTTAATTGATTTAATGGTCTATAATCAAATGTAATTAAAAATAAAGGAGCATTGAAATCAAATTCTTTATCGCAGTTAATACACTTCATGTGATTACATCCAGAAGTTCTTTCTATGGGTATTCTACATTCAGGACATAATTTTGTAGTATCTGAACATTTATGATCCGTATATACATTGAATTCAGCAGGACATAATTTACATTGATATAAATCTTTGCATTCACATTTGAATAATTTATCATTTGTGGTATTATTTTCTTGTAGACAATATTTACATTTTAATTTTAAAATACTACGATGATTAGATAATAATTCTTTTTCTATATATTCTTTTAAATTTTTACTTTGTATTTTATATTCATCTAATAAATTGATTATATAATCAGATAAATTATGCAAAAGTTTAGATGTATCTTCAGATTCTATATATGCTGTTATATCTTGTATATTATCATTATTTTGTAAAAAAGTTAGTGATTCATGTATTTTAGTTAATGAAGTTTTCATAGTATATATATTTTTTATATATTCAAATTTTTTAGACTTTAAAACTTTATATATTATATTTTTATTAAGTTTAGTATTGATAACTGAATTACAATTAGGGCATGTTAAATTCTTACAATATATTATTTGATTAGAGAAACAATCTATACAAATATTACACTTATTAGAACATGATATATTATACATATTAAAATCAAAACATATATTACATTTTTGATATAATTTATTTGGAGCATAATATAATTCTAAATAATGCGTTTTATTTTTTTGAAACATATAATCTAAAGTTGAACCAGTTTTATACATTACTTCTTCATTATTATATTTAGTAATTACTATATTTTTTAAATAATAATTAATATAATTATCACATGAGGTTAATATATTGTCTGTTATATATTCATTATAAACAAGTCTAGCATGATTAATAGCATAATCGTTAAAATAATTTAATGTATTTTTTTGATAATTAAATATTTTGTTTAATAAAATTGTATGTTTACTTCTTTCTGATACATCTTTTAATAACATAGGATAGCATTGAAAAATAGCTTCAAAAACTTTTACATTATTAGGAAATTTTAAGAACATATCATTAAGATCTAATTTTTTAGTTTTATTTTCATTTAATAATAACCCCGAATTTTTAAACTTAATTTTTAATTCTTCAAAATCTTTGTCATATACTATTCTAAAATCATCAACAAATCTTACATAATTATCTATTTTAATATTATTATCTAAAATATTTTCTATATACAATTCATATAACATAGGAGATAAAACACTTCCAATAGGAATACCTTTAGTTCTATGTAAAGTAATTATATTTCTATCCATACAACGAAAATTAATAGATGAATTTAAAAAAGCAGATATAAAAGGTTTAACAATATCTGGCATCATTTTTAATAATAATTCATGGTTTAAATTATCATAAGCAGATTTTACATCTAATTGATAAATATTGCCATTATTTTTAACATTATTAAACATTTTCATATATAATCTATATGTTGTATAAGCAGAGTTTTTATTCTTAAAATTATAAGTAATGAATTTATTTAGCTTACTAGATACTATTTCTCCAATAAGATTTATTTTATTAAGAATTCTGTTAGATCCATTTTCTTTGCGTCTTAAATAACTAAAATGATGAAATATAAAAGGATATAACTTTATTTGAGATACATGAAACTTAAGTAACGGAGAAAATTTTGAAAGTTCTATAGTTTTAAATATTTTATTATTTGGAATTTTATTAAATGCTTCTATAGCATTTTTCGATTTTTTATTTTTTAATTCTTCAAATCCTGATTTTTTATATTCTGTAACTTTAATTTTAGAAATATCTATTGTTTCTTCATTCATTGATTTAGAACATATATCTATTTCTTTCTTTAATTCTTTTGATTTTAAAAATACATAAGAATTTTCATTATTTGTTACTTGTTTATTATATTCAGAATTATCTTTTTCTAAAAATAATATATCTAAATAATATTCATCTTGATAATTAATTTTTTTAGAATTTATAAATACTTTTATAGAAATAATAAATATACATAATTGTTCAAATTGATCATAATCTTTTAAATATTCTTTAAAATCTATTAAATTTAAACTATTTGTATATTCTTCAAAACATTCTGAAAAATATTTTGTATAATTATAATGTGCACCATATAATCTATCTTTATATTTATCTCTATTAAATATATTAATAGCTTGATCTAAGATATGCTTTATGTTTATTGTTAAAGTCATTTTTTAAAAAATTATAAATTAAGATTAATATTTAAAATTTAAAAATAAAATTTCATATTTTATAAAAAATTTTTAAGTTGCTTTTTAATAATCATAATCCATTTCATCATAAGCTTCATTATTATATTCAATTATATTATTTATTTTATTTGTTGATACTTCTTCATTTTCTAAATGATGTACAAACTTTTCCCATTCTAAAGCATTCTTATTTCTTTTTGTACTATTTTTATTACTCGATGAACTAAATAAATCTGTAATTTTATTATACTTTAAAATATTACCTAAAGCAGATTCATAATTAGTAGATGATCTTTTATTAATAGATATAGTTTTTGTAAATTGAATAAATTTAAGAAAAGTATCATAACATAGTTTTTCTTGTTCTTTTGTTAAATTTAATTTTTCTCCATATCTGATATAATAAGTTATTGCAAATGCTTTAATATAGTTTTTCATTTTAAAAGACTCTAATATAGATTCTACAATATGGCATTCTACATCTTCTTTTCTTAAGCCTTTTTGTTTTAAAACTTGTAATATAAGATTAAAATTAATATCGTTTTCAAAATTACTTGAACCTGTCAATTCTTTCATTTTATTATTATAATGAGTTCTTTTATTATCAATATTCGAAGGATTATTTTTCTTTTTTTTATCATAATTAATATTAATTTCTATTTTACAAATATCGCAGACTAATTTATTTTCAAGACCATTAATCATTAAAGACGATCTTCCACATTTTGAACAAGTGTCCTTAAAAGCACAATTCATGATTAAAATTTTGCAGGTCTTTTTATTATTCTTAATATCTGTTATTTTTTTATAAAAAAAAGCAATGAAAAAATTAGGGTTATAAAAATCAGAAAATAATATAATTACAAAGATATATATAAAATAATCATTTACAAAGGATTATAAATATTCTGACAATACAACACCATCATTAATTTTGAGATTTTTTAAACTAAATATTTTAAGATTAAAATTAATATCATATTCATTTACTTGATTTTTATAATCACAAAAAACTAATAATGTAGTAATACTCTTATTAATTTTAAATGTATTAGGTTTGACCATTATTAAATTATGACTATATTTATAAAAATATTCTTGAGGATATTTATCACAATTATTAATACTATTCAATAAAAACAGTTTAGCATTCTTAAAGCCAGTTAAAGATCTTTTTTCTTTATATGTTGAAGAATCTGTATCAATGTAAAATAACAATTGTTCTAAAGGTTGATGTTTAGATAAAAAATCTAAACCCGATAAAAAGTTATCATTAATAATAATGTAATCTAATTCGCTATTTTTAGTTCTATTGTTAAATCCATTAGTTGAATTCCATATTTCTAGTGGAGTAGAAATATCTAAAATATCAATAGTAGAAATTATTTCTTTATATTGAATTTTACCATTATGATATTCACCTTTAATAGTTTTAAACTTTTCAGAAATATTAGTAATGCATATTTCTTTTAATTTAGTAATAGGATTTGTATAAACATAATTATAACCTAAGATATTACAATGAAAATATAATTTCTTTTTTTTAGGAATATTAAGTATTGTAATATCAACATGCTTAACATCTTCTATAGGAATAATCATAGGATTATTAAAATTAATGTTATCATTATTTGTAGGTTTTGTTTTATAGTGTTCTTTTAAATAGTCTTCTATACTATCTTCTTCATCTATTTCAATTATCACTTCATTGATAATTTTATTATGATAAGAATTTAACCATGAAGTTTCTGATTGGTTATATCCAGGATATGTCAAAAATCTTTTACCAGAAAGCATTACATCTGAAACCAATTTAATAGCAGATACATTTTTACAAATATTTTTAGTTTCTTCAAATACTCTACCAATATTATCTTCTTTATTACTACTAATATTTTTAATAAGTCCTGGTTTAATTTGCAAGGTTTCTTCATGTTCAATATAGTAATTTGGAATATTATCACCTATCATAATATTATAAGTATATGCATATAAATTAACAGATTCGTACATATCTTTTGGAGTTAAATTAGTCATATAAGAAGAACTATAACACATAGCATCGTTTAAAGATTTTAAAGAAACTGTAAATAATAATTCTGAACCTTTAGGAAACTTTAGTGCTTCTGTAACTGGGTTATCAAAAGGTAATTTAATTCGTGCATAGATTTTAGTTTTTGGTTTTAAAATATTTGATTCTTCATCACTATATGTGAAATTACATAATTCTTCGTTATTACCTGCTTGAATAGACCATTGTTCAAATAAATCTTTTCCCATACTTTTAACATTATTAAAAATTTCTCTTTGATTAATTAAATAGCAATCATTTCTTTTATTACTTATAGATCTGATTTTAAAACTGTTTAGTAATTGATATGCTAAATTTTTTTGATATGCTACTGCTCCTTTACCCTTTAATTCTTTCAAACATATTTCTAAAATAAAATGATTTATTCCATTGATATTAGGATCTTTGCATGAAAAATCATATATTCTATTATCATTGCTATCCGAAAGAGCTGAATCTAATTGTATCTGATTTGGAATAAAAACATTTGGAATTAATTTTTCTGTACTAAATAAATTTTTGCTACCAGTGTTTACACTATTATTAAATCCTTCGATATGAAATTCATTCATTTTATAGAATAAAAAATAAAGTTAAAAAATAGAATCCATATTTACTTTATAAAAATTACATAAACATATCAATAATTGCTATAAAAAATAATGATAAGATTGCAAATAATATTATATTTAGAACATATTTCCAAACAACAGACTGATCTTTTTGATTAATAAAAGTAATTATATTAACTTTTAATAATTCTATAAAATTGCTTGCTACTTGAAAAAGACAAAGTGTAGATACATTAGTAAAAAGAAGTTTAAGAATAGTTATCATTTAAAAAAACATATTGATCTTATAAAATTTTAAATCTACTAAGATCTTTAATAATAAGAGGTATATTTAAAATATAAAAATATATAATGTTAAAATAAGATTGTTCTTCTAAATTATGTTTTAAAAGAAATGAGTAGTTCCACATTTTTATTTTATTAATTTTCTTTCTAATCATTTTATTAAAATTTAAATTTTTATTATTTTTAAAAAACATATTAGTTTATATATTTTTATTTTAATTATTAATAAAATAATATATTTATTATACATAGTTATTAGCTTGTAAATCTTCCAAAACCGAACTATAAGAATCATAAGGTTTTTTACTATCTATTAAATATTTTATACTGTTATATAATTTTTTTTCTTCAAGTTGTACAATACTAGCAAAAAAGTTTGCTGATGCGGTTGTAGAATCTTTTATGTCTATTTCTTTGAAGTCTCTAACAAATAATCGAGCAATTTCCTCCACATCATTATTGGAAACTTCTTTATTATTTTTTGTATTTGATAATTTTATTCTTAATTTATCTATTTCTTTAATTAATTCTGTTGATGCTCCTAAATCTGCTAAGTCATAAAGATTAGATGTAACATTATTTACATTAGTTGATGTAGATTTATTTGGAGTTACAGTATTTGCACTTGTTTGTGGTTTAGTTGTAGGTTGACTTACATTATTTACTTTTGCTGTTGGTTGTATAGGCAAAGTAATGTTATTTTTTTTAAGATAATTTGTAACATAGTTTAAGAAATCGCCAATATCAAAATTGCTTGGAGGATTATCAACATTTTCTTTTTCTTTATATGTATAAGCGTATAAACAATATATAATAGGCAAACATAATACTTCGTATAAAGACATATCTTTTGGGTTTGTTGAATTTTTTTTATTTATTGGATGTTTAATAATTTTTTCATAACCATTCGTATTTTCGTATGCTGTATAATATTTATTTACAATAATTTTTATACCATCAATATATTGTTGATCATAATAATTTGTTTTGGGTGCGCCATTTTCAATTACAGATGGTTTGCCCATATAATCATTATATTCTTTTAAATAAGCATTATATTTTAATCTAGCTTCATCTTCCAAAGCCATTTTATTTATATATTCTAAATATAATTCTAAGTCTTCTTTATATAAATCTAGCTTAGGGTTATGTAAAGTATTTATTTCGCTTCTTTCTAAAAATCTAAATTTTTCTCTTACTGTATCAGAACCTAAAGCCTCATTAATTTTATTTTTCATGCGGTCAACTTCTTTCTTATAGTATAATTTTAAATTGGTAAAATGTGTATACATCTTTACTTTAAATATTTCAATTAGTTTTTTTATTGTTGACCATTCTAAATCTTTATCAATAGGTATAGTTCCATAACTAGTTTGTTTTATCAATTTATATAATTTTATAAAAATGTCTAGAGATAGTGCATATTCATACATATTTACTTTATATTCTATTAAATTTTGATATGCTGTAAAGTAATTATTAACTACATATTTAGGAATTTTTATATTACTTTTAATAATATTATCTAGATTTTTCAAAAGTGTTGTATCATGATATTGTGAAATACCAAGATTAGATTGTAAATCAGTTTGACTTCTTGAAGAAATTGTTGTAATAGTTGATGGAGATATAGATTTGACTCTAGGCATTTCTTTAATAATTTCTATTAAAGGATTTTCTTCTTCAAGCTTAAGTTTAAGTTCAGAATCATTAAGAACAGTATCCAAAGATTTTAAGCCATTTATCAATTCTTCGGCTTTAGGTATATTTTGATTAATTAATTGTGATAGCTTAATCTTAGTACTAATTGGAAGAATATTTTTATAAGTTTCTAAATCAATATATCCATTTTTACTAATTATGTAATGTAGATCAGATTTAAATCTGTTAGTTTCTTTTTCGAATAAATCCATTTCATTATTTAAAATCTCTGATTCATAAGACTGGGTTAATAAATCAATAGGTACGTCCGTCATACCATTTAACATTTCAATATTTATTAATGTACTATTTTTTCCTATATCCCCATTATATTCAAATTGAAGTATATTAATAAGTGGCATTAATAAATTTAAATATAACAATGCAACTTTATTAATACTTAGAATGTTTGGTTGTTTATAATTAACACTTTGTTGCATTCTACTATGTATATTCAATCCAAGATGAATCATAAATATACATACAATGGGAGATCTATAAGGATTACTACCTCCTTTTTCATATACATAATTATAATCTGGAACTCTAATGCTTTTTATAATGTTTTTTACTAAATTTTTATGATCTTCTTCATTTGCATCATAAGAGACATGTTGCGGGTTTTCTTTATTTTCTTTAAACATTTTATAAGATAAAGCTATATGACGAACTAATTCTCTAGGACATTTAACTTCTGATAATAAATTTTTAACATAAACCATATGATCTTTACTATTAAAAAATTTAATTTCTTTTATTTTTTCAGAACTAATTAATACATCAGGAAATAGTATATCATTATTCTTTATTATTTCTAAGTCCGTTACCATATCATATTCTTTTACAAATTTTTCAACATCTCTAAATAAAGTAAAATTGTGATCAATCATTGATATTTTAGAAAAATATATTATATTTTTAATAGTATATTTATTTGTATTCAATATTTCTACATTATCTGTACAATAAGTTTTTGAATTGTCGTCGTCTTTTAAATTATATTCAAAAAATGTGTATGAAAATATATTCATAGCTTTTTTTATATTGTCAGAAAGTTTATTATATTCTACATATGACATACGCATCGATTCAAGTCCACCTATACAATCTTCAAATATTTCTACTGGTATTCTTACTAATAGTTGTAATAATTGTTCTTGAAATTCATCTACTAGAGGATACATATTTAAAGATTGTACTTTATTAAATTCATTATATTTTAGAATATCATTACCATAATTTGAAATCACTTTATAAGTTTTTTTCATTTCATCATATTGAACAAATTGTTTAAATTTATCTTCATTTTGTTTATTTTTTAAATCAAAAATATCAACTTTTTTCATTACGTGCCCGTCATCATCATATGTATTTGAATCATTATTATTCAAAGATCGATATAACGCATTACATCCTTTGAATTCTTTTAAAAATTCAAGTTTGTCATCTATTGCACCTAATAATTTTATATTTAAATAGTCTGTTACATAATTTATAAAAGATAACTCTTTCATTTTAAAAAAAATAAATGGACGAAAATCTACCAATTACTATTTTAAGAGAAGACTTAGAAGAAGAGTTACCTTTATTAAATACATCAATATTATTTAATGATGCTGTTTATCCAAATAGTAAAGTTACAACTAATGAGCTCGATTTAGAATTGTATTCTAATAATGAAAATAATTTACTTTCTACAATTGAAGAAAATTATAATTCTGATACAGATTCTAATATAAGCGATGATTCAACAAATAGCAAATCATCTAGCAATAAATCGTTTTCTTTACAAAATAATAAAACAAAAAATATGGATAATATATCTAATGAAATAAATAATCATAACTTAGATAATCAAGAAGAAATAGAAACTACTATACTTAAAACATTTGAAAATGCTATAAATAAAATTGATATAATACATAATGAAAAATTAAATAATATATTTAATGAAGATTTAGATAATATTAACAAAAATAATTTAACTACTTTGCATACTATTGAAACAAAACCATTAAATTTTTTTGAAGACAAAGAAGATAATTCTATTTATATAGCAAAAATAAATTCTTTAGAACAAAAATTAAAAGAATATCATGAAAAGCAAGCAGAGAAATTTGAAACAAAATATAGTTTCAATAGAAACAATAAAATTAATATTATAGAAACATATATTAAAAAATATAATTTGAAATATGAATTTAGACGAGAACAATTACTTGAACTTGATGATGAAGAATTCAATAAAATATATTACAATATATACAATATTAATGAATCAAGAAAAAATAGTTTAATATATTATGGTATATGCTGCGGCGTTATTGTATTAGTTGAATACTTATATAAAAAAGTTAGAGTAGGATCTAGAAAAGACTTATTTCAAAAGTTCACTTATGAAATATTTCATGATAATTTAGCTGATAGTTTTTTAATGGCAGAGACTGAATATTTTCCTAATAATAATAAAGCAGGAAATCCATTTTTAAATATAACAAAGTTTTTATTATACTTTTGTATAATGAACTTAATATTTGATAATCCTCCAAATGGTCTAAAAGTTTAATATTATTTTTTTCCTAATTTATTTTTAGTACCTCCATTACTTTCTAAAGAAATATCTTCTTGATATTTTTTAGTACTAATAATACCTTTATGCATCTTTGGTTGTCCTTTTTTCGAGTTTGATCTTTTTCCACTATTAATTTCTTCTCGATTGAAACATTCATTTTGTGAATTATTTTCTACTTCAATAAAAGACAATACCTCTCCAGAATTAATAATTGGAATTTTATTTTCCATTAATAGTTTTGCAAATGTTTCATCAACTTCTCTCATTAAATCTGTTTTTAGCATATTTTTATATGCACTAGATTCTAAAGGATTAGTACTTCCAATAACTACACTTACATTTTCATTTGTTTCTCCATTATGTATAGCCGGAATATATACAGTATTGTTATTATTATGTTTAATAGTTCCATTAAGTTTTACTTTAGTTGACTTCTTCTTTTTTGCGAGCTTTTTTGGATTCTTAGCTCCAGAATTGATATCAGCTGAATCTTCTTTTACTTGGTTAGCTAAAAAAGATGATAGACCATTATTGTCTGAAGCCATTAAACTGTCCAAGAAAACTTGAAAATTGTTTGAATTTAAAATATTATCAGAACTAGCTTTATTTGTAGCCATTTAAAATAAAAAAAATGGGAATTCTTAATCTTATACCAACATGCACTTATCTATTTGGAAATGGGATATTCATAGATAGCCTTAAAGAAATAGATTATTTGTTTTTTGATTCTAATATATATATTTATACACAATATGAATATTTTGATAATGATTTGAATAATTATAAAAAAAGAATTTTAGATGCTTTGAAACGAGATTCTATTGGAAAAGAAAATTTTTATATATTTGATAATATTCCTATTTATGCTAAAGTAGTAGAACAAACGCATAGAAGAAAATTAATGATGCTTGAAGAAAAAGAAATATTAAATAAATATTCAGACTTATTTAAAAAATTTAATTTAGAATATATGTCAAGAAGTTTTTTAAATTTGTGTAATGATGATTTTATAAAATTCATCAATGATATAAAAAAAGAATTAAATGTAAATACAGTTTTAGAAAATTATGAAGGAGAACAAAAAATTAGTTATATGATTCATGATCTTTCTTTAACAATAAATAATAAAATAATTGTAGTGAATTCTATAGATGGAGATGTATTAATTATTCTTTTATTATTATATAATAAATATCCAAATAATAAAATATATTTTTATCAATCTATGTTTAAAAAGTATATTGACATTTCTTTAATACATAGTAAACTAATAAATATGAATTTTTCTATAATGTCTTTTGTAAGTAAAATATTGTTATTTGGATCAGATTTTCATCCATCAATAAATAATCAAGCACTAGATAAATATATGTTAAAAAAATTATTACAAACAGAAGATTTTATAGATCAATCATATTCTATTGATGTAAATAAATTAATAACAAATATAAATATTATGAAAGATTGTTTTAAATATAAGAGTGATATTAAAAAAGAAAATAATATTATAATAGATGATAGTGATAAAGAGATTTTTATAAAAACATTCAAAGAATATTATAAAGAAGAAAACATGGTAATTAGACATACAACTAAAGATGAGTGTATGTATTGTGATGATGTAGATTATTCTGATATAAGCAATTGGTTTGATGTATATGTTTTTGTTATAAAGTATTTTAATAATGAAACTAAAGGATTAAATAAATTATATTATAAAGAAACTATTGGCCCTAAATATAAACACTTAATAGATTATTTAGAAAATTATAATTCAAAATATATAATATACAAAGAACCAGAAACTTATAAAATGTCGATTGAAGATTATAAACAAATATTTTTAGAAATTATGAATAAAAATATAAAAATAATTCCAGTATGCGAATATATACAGACAGATGTAAAATATAAATCAAAGATTAAATTTATTTTAGAATAGTTTTTAATTTTTGTAAATTAAATGGATTGGAATGATATTTTCCTGAAATCAATATTATTATTATTAGTTGGATCAATAGTATTTTTCGTAGCATTATTTTATTCGAGATCATATAAAGAAGAAACACATAATAATATTTTAAGTGAAACTGAAAAACAAATTTTAAAAGAATATTTTAATGATCCTGAACTTAAAGATAATTTAGATAAAGCATATTTAGATAATATTACAGAAATATATAATAAAAATATTAATATACTAATTTCAGAAATTACTAGATTAAACAATTTACTTAATGATAAATGTCAGAAAGAATAAATATAATAGTATACTTAACTCATATATAAATGGGAGTAACATATAGTTTTAATTCTCTTCAAGTAAAATTATCTAATAACAATCAACCAATCGATTATTATACATTTCGTAATTATGCTTATACAAACGGAAATATTCTTTTTCCTTTTAAAGAAGAAGATTATGTATTATATGCTTTTATACCTTGGATATATTATAAGGAAAATTGTACTAATTGTTTGAGTATAGAAGTCTCTGTTACTAGATATGGATTTCCTATATTTCCTTCTCAAGGAATTTTTGGGTCATCTTTGGATTTAAATAATTTCTACTCAATTAATAAAAAATATAATTTAGATACTTCACTAAATGAAGTTATTACACCCATATGTATTAATAATTATTTTCCTATTAATTATTATTATGATTCTATAAATTTTAATAATACTACTTATAAAGATTGGATTTACGAAAAAGGTCCTTCTTGCAAAACTATTAAAAATTTGCCTGGGTATGACTTAAGTAATATTTTTAATCAACATATAGGAAGAGATGAATATGCTACATTACAAAGTGCTCTCGAAGATGGTAATCTATTAAAATTAAAAAAAGAAAAATGGTATACTGATGAAACATATTTGACTTATTGTTTAACAGAAGAAAATGATTATAGTAGTAATCCTAGATGTAATGGTGTTATGTTTAATTATTGCACAGGAAATCTTACTAATCCTAAATGTGTTGCTTGGATGGATGGTACTACTAAACAATCTAATACTATTGGATTAGATTTATATTTACCTCATTGTAAAAAATATTTATTTTCGCAAGAATGTTCATACTTTTCTCAATCTTCATTAGCCTATAATACTTTATATAGAGATGAAGCTATTAAAACATATTGTGAAAATAATTTATCTGATTCTAACTGCTTGTGTATTAATACTAAAATTATTCCAAATAATTTGATAACACAATATTTAGGCCCTAAGGCATGTTGGTTAAGCGGTTGTACAAATAAAAATTTAGATAATAAGTATATGCTAACAGAAGATTTGAATACCAGAAATAAATGCAAAATAAATGGTTGTTTAATAAGTATAGGTAATTTAAAATTATCTAATAATTCTGAAGCAAATATAGATTTAATTAATCAATGTGTTAATCAAAATAATATACAGCAAATAATAGGTTATAATCAAAATGATCGATATGATTATTCAGAAAAATTATTTAGCAATATTTTAATTCTATTTATACCTTTTTTAGTTTTTGTGATATGTATTATATTTATTAGTTTTTTCTTAAAAAAAAATATGTATAATAAGATTTTAGAAACTACCAGCAATCAAATAAATAATATACAAAGAAAATAACAAGCAAATTTTACAATTTTAAATAGTTTCTAAAAATGGAAGTTTTTCAAGAAAATTATGCAAAGATATATAATTTTATTATTTCAAAAAAAGAATTAAAATTTTATAAAACAAGTGTACTGTTACCTCATGCAGCCATAGAACAATTTTATGAAACCTTTAAAAAGTTAAATAAAGAATATGTTAACTTTAATACAAGAGAAGAAATTAAAAGTCATTTTCCAAAAATATTAAAGAAAATAGATTTAGCATATTTTAATTTTTTAGTTATACCAAAGAATACATTAAGTTGCAAATCTTTATATAATTATTTTAAAGATGATGCAGAATCAAAGGAAATAATTGTAAATACTATAATTGAATTGCTAATTAGTTCTTCAGTATATAAATCTATGATTAATATTAAAGAATCAATTACAATTTCTAATGAATTAGATAATGCAGACAAAGAGTTTTTATCAATGATGTTATCTAAAGTAGAAACTTTAATGAAAAGCAAAAACTTAGTTTTGTTGAGAGATTTGATTAAATATTTTTGCGATTATATTAGCAAACATCCAGACATATTATTGAGATTAGGAGATGATATTAATAATATTATAAAACCATATTTATCAAATTTAATTGGAGATGATAATAGCGAGCCCTGTAGCAAAATAGTTTGTGAAATTCTTACAATGTTACCAGAACATCAAGTTAAGGAATTTGAAAATTGGTTAGAGGTATTTAATAAACCAGAAGATTTTGAAACTATTCCTGAAATTATGAATATGATTAATAAAATTATTGAATATGAAAACTTTGGTTTACAAGTAACACTACCAAATCATATTATTAATTTCTTGACCAACGAAAAAAATATAAATAGCATTTATACTTTACTATATATATTTATTGAATCTATTACATTATTAGGTCATAATAACAGAGCGAAGATTATTAATGATATATTGAATATTTATAAATTACCTAATATTTCTCCTAATTTATCACAGAATGAACAATTAACTATTCTATTAGAATTATTTCATAAAATAAAAGATACTGAAAATATTATAGATACATTTACAAAATATTATGAAGAATATGGAAGACAACATTTACAAACATTATTAAATCAAATTAATAGAAAATATAATACTAATTATAAAGATGTATATATTGAAAAATTATTTAAGCTATTATTAGACGAAATGATAAAAGAAGAAAATATTTAAAAATTATGTTTAATAACTGTTATATTACTTTAATCTAAAGTTTAATTCGTAAAGTAAAAAATTAAAATAATTAAATGATTAGTGCTGAAAGCTTTCATGGAATTATAGAATATTATTTTAAACTTTTTTTTAAGTCTGAAATACCCAAAAATAAAATACAATGGGTTTTTTCTGATAAACAATTAACAACTAAAAATTTATATGACTATATATATAGTTTAATTAGTATTTCAGATTTAGATAATATTATAACAAATATAGAATCAGTTTATGATTTTTTTGAAGATAAAAATGATTGTTGTAATACTTTAGAAATTATTATAGAGTTAAGAAAATATGATATGAAAATTGCATCTGAAGAATCTGTTAAATCTTATTGTGCGAAACTTATATCTCAATTTTTATTTACTCATATTCTTAAATTAAGATCTTATTATGACATGATTGTCAAATTATTGTTAACTATAAAAGATAAAAAATTAAATAGCATCGAACATTTAAAAGATTCTAAAAATAATTTAAGAAATTTATTTCATTTGAGAAATTGTTTAATTGATATAATGCAATATAAAATACTTAAATTATTTACTTTTAATATTGTTAATAATTTAAAAACGAGAAACTTTAGCGATATAAATAATGGAGCTATTGTGACGAATTACTTTACATATTTAGATTGTTTATCAAATATGAATTTTAAAGTTATGAATAAAATTTCTAATTTTAATTCATTAGAGATTAACAAAGAGATAGAATATTTTGTTAATAATTATAATCCTAAATATAATAAACTATATAAAGAAATATTATCTGGTAATAGTGAACAAAAAACAGAAGTATCTTCAAATGATTATGATAATATAAATAAAAATGAAGAAATTAGTTTAGATGCAAGAACAATTTTTATAAAACAATTTTCAGAAAATCCATCAAGAGTTTTACAAGCATTACATACTTTTGCAAATGCATCTAATAGAAATATGGCTATTATTTTAACTATTTTAGAAATAATTGGTAATACTACATCTGTTTATAATAGTCATAATAAATCAAATAATCAATTACCTTCGAGTAATATATGCATAAATTTTAATATAGGTGAAAATAATTCAAAAGATATTAAATCAGTTAGTGTTAATGATGCTAAAGTAAAAATTAATGATGTTTAAATGACTAAATTTATTGAGACTAAAAAATTAAACAATTTATATTATCCAATATACAACTTAAAATACCAAGAAAAAAAATATCTATGAAAAATATTAAAAATGAAATATAGCTTAGAAACTAAAAATGAATTTACAGAAATATCTATATATAACAAAAGCAAAAAGATTTATTAAAAATAATTTGATGAAAACATATAAAATAAGATATGGTAGTAAAAATATAAAAGAAAATGATCTAATTAATTTATTGTTTAGTAATTTATTTATTATGCATAATGATTTAAATTATTATTTTGATTACAAGTTATATAATATTAATTCTTTATTTCCTAAATATGGATCTGCAAATTATTATGAATTAAATTTTAATAGTTGTGGCAGTATTTTTAATATAACTTTATATGCAGAAAATTATTTTATTACTATATTTAATGAACAATTTTATTTTTGATAATGTTTTAGATTTTATTAATAAATCTTTTAGAGATTCTGATAAAATAATATTAATAGGAATATA